GCGTGACGCGCTTCTGAAAAAAGTGAGGCTTCGTGATGTCGAGCCAATCCTCCGCACGGAACGACACCGAGCAATCGGCGAGTGCTTCGTATATTTCTTTGCGTGCATTCTCCCGCGGCACAACTTCACGGCTGTACTGGTCGACGACGAACCATCGCTTCATGAAATCTGTGTATGAGTGCCCGAGCCTTTGACCAAAATCGACAAACCATTGTTGCCCCCACAGACTTTCCAACCCTTTGGGACTCGGCGTACCCGTAAGATTGACCCATCGGCCCGTTTTATCTGCCACCTTCCCCAAAGCGGTAGCGCGCTTACCGCCTTTCCCTTGAAGCCGAAAGCTGCGTAGCTTCGTGCTTTCATCAGCAACAACGATTTTAAACGGCCATTTGTCACCGAGATACTCCTGTAGCCATACGAGGTTTTCATAGTTGATCGTGTAGATATCCCCGTGCAGCATCAGCGCTGCAATGCGGGCCTTCGGGGTCGAGCCGATTATTGGCACGACACGCAACCCGTGGAAGTCTTCCCACTTCTGCTGCTCCGCCGGCCACACGTCGCGGGCCACTTGCAGCGGCGCCACGACGAGCGCGGGGAAGAAAGTCGAGCCGCACATCTGAAGTAGGTCGAACACCTTGAACGTGGCAGAACTTTTCCCGAGCCCCGGATGCGCCCAGATGTTGCAGCGCTTGTGTGTCCAGATGTAGTCGACAATTATTTCTTGGTGCGGTCTAGGAGTCCATGGAATTGCCACGCAACCTCCCGCGCAAAAGATCGTCTGCGTGCTCTTTCATGTGCTCGCTCTGAGTCATTACCCGTAGATTTTCCGGCGAGTTGTTTCGCCGATTATGGTCCAAGTGGTGAACTATCTCACCAGACTTAAGCGGACGCCCAAGCATGCGCTCGGCGACCCTGCGATGCTCATGGCGTCCCAGCACTTTCCGGTAATGCTCTGAGTAAACGTCTGCGTCAGCCCGTTGTTTATCGCCCGTGTTGAGTTGACCGCGCCGTGACTGTTCTTCGACTGGCAAGAGTCGAGTGTTGTGACCGCTAACAAATTGGCGTCGAGTCTTCTCACCGCACCCGCACGCGCAGCTGTTGGTTTTACGTCGGATAGCTAAGTCTCTGCGGTAGTGCAAATGACACAGACCTCTGGAGTGAACAATTTCGCCACAAACAGAACAGCTCAAGTAATTTCCTTAATCCAAGCGTCGACTTCCTCAACGGTATACAGATAGATTTTCACGACGCCAACCGCCGCCCAGAATTTTGCGTCCTCGGTCTGCTGGATACTCTTTCGCGAGCCGCGCGGCCGCTTCAGCTCGACGAGGTACAGTCTGCCCTCGAATCCGACGAGGCGATCGGCACAGCCGCGGCGCTGCACGTATTCGACTTTGCGCTGCTTCGCGCCAATTTGTGCCAGTCGAGCACAAAGATGCTCCTCGACAACTTCCTCAAGGACGTTCTTGTACTCGAACGCGTTCCCTCTACCGTTTGCCGTAAACGCCGTGCTGCCAACCGTCGGCTGCGAGCGGGAGACCGCGACACCAGTTCCAACCTTTGCAGAGGGTCCGCTCGTAAACTCCGAGGTCGATAGCGCCGCGCGGGGCTTCGGCGACGGCTTCGTCGTGGACAGCGAGTACGAGAGTTCCTGGATAGACATTTTCAACTTCAAGTTTGCCATACCTCAACACTTGGTTAGCAGTTGCCTGCACTATGTTTTCAAGGGTCAGGCCGGGCCATGACCGCTCACGAATCATCTTACTTCCGCGGGCTCGCTTGAACGACAGAAACGTCCGTTCTTCCTCTTCACCGTCCTCGGGGTCGACGACTTTTTCCGTTTCAATAAGCGGCGCCCAGTAACAGAGACGGTAACCGCTCGGCAGTTCGACAATGAGCACGTTTGCGTCAGCGAATATTTTACATCGGCCAACCTCAAATAGAGTGCCTCGAGTTCTAACAGCAGCCTCGACTGCTTTTCCGAGAGACCTTTTAAGCGAGTCAATTCTTGGATTTGCTGCCCGGTAACTCTGAACAAGGACATGACAAGCGATGAATACATCCGGCTCGAGATCGTAGTCCGCATGGCTTAAGAACGCCCGCCACCACGCTTTTTCAGCTTTGGCAATGAGTTTGCCATCGGCCCGCGCGAGTACAAGGCTGGGAAGTGTAGAGAGGTCCATTCCGTATCCGACAGCCATGGTGACGAATGCACCAACCGAACCACCGAAACCGCACGCAAGCTCGATGACCTTTCCGGCTTGTCGCTCGTGGTCGGTGAGGTTTTTGATGTCGACGCCAAAGAATCGGGCGTAGAGAAGTCTGTATTGGTCAAGTGATTTATCCTCCGGGTTCAAATCTGCTGCTGCGTATGCTGCCAGTTTCCAATCTTCAAATGCAAGCCAAGCAAGTACTCGTGACTCGATATTTTTGTAGTCGGCTACGGTGAGTTCGCATCCGGGGGCGGCGCGGATCGTGTGCCTAAGAGCGTTTGCAGCAACCGTATTCGGGCCGCCATGAATAAGTTCGTTATCGAGGGCGCTTCCGTCTCTAATGGCGGGCAGGATGACTTCGTCAATGAACTTGGCTTTGACGGGGACGTGCTGCTCGGCAAGAGTTCGTGCAAGTCCGTTATAGCTAACTGCTCGAGGCATGTTACCAGGTTGGAAACCTTTGTGAGCAGTGCGTCCAGTTCGTCCTGCGCCAGAGAATTGCTGGGTGTATCGCAGCCGGCCATCGACGTGGGTTTCACGGGCTCGCCTATATTTTGCTCCAGAAGCTCTGGCACCTTCGAGGCGAGACTCGACAAGGAGGCGTTGTTCAGGACTGAGGTCTCCGCTTTGTAGCGCGGCTTCGAGTTCAGACTTTCTGAGATTCGGTAGTTGTAGACCTTGCCGTTGCAGGTAACTGAGTAGCTTCTCTCGCTGAGTAACGGCTGTGACTGCGCCGCCGGTAATCTCCGTGACTTTTGAATCACCGCGGGATTTCGCTCGGTCGAGGAGATCAATAGCTGCATCCACAAGCGGAAGATCGATAGCGAAGCCACGTTCGTTGATTTCGGCGTCGAGCCAGAAGTATCGGAGGTTGGCACCGTTGAAATTCGCCGTTGGAAGTCGCTTATGGACTGCCCGTAAAGCTTCGGTGTCTCGGATCGCGTATTGCTTGAATTGTTCCCACTCATTTGGATATTCCCAAGGTTCGTTGTAGGTGCCGTCTTTTTTCGGCACGCAAAAAAGTTGAATCAGTCGCTTTCCATCGGCCAGTTTTGATACATCTCCCGGTATCCCAAGGGCTGCACCGATACCGTCAAGCCCTCCGGGGAGTCCGACAGAGTAAGCTTGAGCACGGGTGCAAAGCCAGCGGCTTGTCGGTAGATTCCAGCCAAGACATCGCTGAGTAACTGCTCGATCAAAGGGTGCGTTGTGCGCGACGAAAGTATGTCCTTGCTCGACAACTTGACGGAGCGCTGGAGGCGTCTCATTTCCGGTGAATTCATAGCATTGAACCTCTTCGTTATCGACCGCCCACGTAACCAACGTGGGTTCGGCTTGGGTCATGTAGCGATCTGTCCCGCTCCGAATTGGAACGGGCGATCGCGTTTCAAAATCGATATAGCAATAGGTCATTAAAAAAGTCCCCGGCTACAGGTACACGCCGGGGACAACAGGGGTTAGATCAAATCGCTGCCGACGGAAGCCGGAGCGGCCATGTCTGCGGAGCCGGCGACAACACCGAACTCTTCCGGTGCTGCGGGCGCTGCGCCGCCGCCAAACGAATCGCCGTGGCGGACGAACTGGATGCCAGTGATCGTCGCGTTGATGCGCTTGCCGAAGTCGTTGTCCTGCGCGTAAATGTCAATGATCGCGTTGACGTAGCAGCCGCTGTACGGCTTGCCGTCTTTCGCGGTCAGCGGGGTGCGGTCGGCGTCGACAACAGTAAACCGGCGCTGATTGTTGCCGGAGATGTAAAACAGGCCCGCATATTCCGGCTGACCGGCCTTGGAAATGTCGCCTCGGTGTAAACACAGCTTGTCCTGGCCTTTCAATCCTTCTTTGACTCCGGCCCACTGCGCGCCGCCCTTCCACTGCTTCGCCGAGCCAACCGCTTCGATCGTCGCCGCAACGCGCGCAAGATCAGGATGGTTCGGCGCCATGAGGAAATGGCACGTAAAGACAGGTTTCGGATTGGGATTCTGCGCCGTGGGCCGAGCGACGAAGGGCTCGAAGCAATACAGGTACGAGGCGCGAACATTGCTCAAGTGGATGAGGCCGAGTGACTTCGTTTCTGACATTCAAATCTCCGGGTTAGTTAAAGGGGCTAATCGCTAGTTGCTATGTGAGGGATCGTACAGACACAGCAAAAAATAATCAAATCAAATCTGAGGCGTCGTCGACAGTTTCGAACTCTGCTCCGAGTGCAATTGCGGGACGCAAGTCCGAATCGGGTACCAACGACACTTGGCCTTCCGAGCGCGTTATGTACTGCTGCAACGCTTCCCACGTTGGGCCAAACTTCTTTTTCAGTTTCTTCTCTGCGACGGTCGGACTGATGACCTCCTTAACGTAGGTCTCATGCTCGATGGCTTCAAACATGAGGTCCGACGCCGCACTCTCAGCCGCAGCGCTGGCCCACTTGCGAGGCCCTTGGCGCCCGTCCGCGAGTTTCCAGCCGGGGACGCTCTGCCCCATCTTGAGCATGTTGAGCGCCGCGCCGCGAAGCTGCGAGAACCATTCGGTGATATCTTTCTCGCGGGCCAGGATCTCGCCCACTTGTTCCGGGGTGAGGATGTAGGTTGCGACCTTGGTGTCTGGCAGGATGGTCATCATCTGCTGTTTTTTCGCAGGGCATTGACCGCGCATCCGACACCAGCCTTTGTCGCACCACGCGCCGGCGTTCAGCGCCGCATTGATCTTTGCCGGTGATTCGTGCATCAGATCCCAGCCGCGCGCCGCGGCCTTGCGGAACTTGTCCTGCCACGCCAAGAGTTCGGCTCGAGTGTACGAACACTCGTCGGACCAACCGATCTTCGGCTGGTGTATGAACCCAGTGAACTTCTGGAACTCCACGAAATAGCAGGACTCGAATTCGTGCATCGCCATGAGCAGATACATAATCAACTGCTCGTTGTTCTGCGCGGAAACCTGGCGGTTGCCGTCTTTCAAGTCGTGTGATTCCAGCTCGAGCCGGTCGAGATGGACCACCACGGCGTCGCTGGTGCCGGTCTTCTGTTCGACCGGGATGACCGGCGTAACGGGCAGCTTCACTTCGTAAAACTGCTGGCCCCCGCGGGCGCGTACTGCTTGCGCGTATTGCACTGCGCGGTCCCATCGCTCCGGGTCCATTTTGAACTCAAATCCGTCGTGGGTTTCGGCTAGGCCGGGTTGATAGACCATCGCGCCGATGCCTTGCTCGTTCAAAATACGCTCAGCAATGGAATGCGTGAACGTGCCAGATGCCGCGTGAACGCTCGACGGCTCCTCTGGCAGGTCTTTGGATAGCGCCAGCGCGCCGGGACAGTTCGACCAAACGCTGGCCTTGCTGGGCGCAAATAGCGCGTGTGTTCCGCTCATTGATAACTCGCGATTAAGAGGATTGTGCAGAAAAGGATGGCGACCATCATCAGTGCGTTTACGGTACGCATGAAGTTGGCCGCCTCCTCGATGAAGGCTTCTTTCTCGTCGTCGCTCAACCGAGCAAACCGCCGGTGGGGTCAACCGCTGGCGCAGGCGTCCCAGTCTTGCCCGCCGTGTCGAAGCGAACCTTCAACTCTGCGAGCTTGGCCGGAGAGACTTGGCTTAACTGCTCGACGCCATACTCTTTCAGGATGGCAACCGCGACTGCGCGACCGCGGCCTTCCGCCTTATCCTGCACCAAGGCCTTCAGAGACTCCGCTGCTGCGGCGATCGTCGTCGGGGGCGGGACAACGGTCGGTGCCGCGCTGACAGGGGCAGCAGGGGCAGCAGGGGCAGCAGGGGCAGCAGGGGCAGCAGGGGCAGCAGGGGCAGCAACCGGGGCGACAACCGGGACAGCATCTTGGGTCGCGGGGGCGACAGTCGGTACGGCCGGAGGAGGCGCTTGCACAACCTTCGCTTTCTTCCCTGGCGCTTTGGCGTCAACCTCGCCGGCCGGCGTGGCTTCAGCCTTGTCCATCTTCGCCATGAGCCAATCGAAATACGATTGGGCAGTGGCGATAGTGTGCTCGGAGCTGGTGCCAATCTTGCTGGCCAACTCAAGCGCGTGTTTACGGAGTTCGATCGTCATTTTGTTTCCTTCGTGGGGTTGGTATCAGGGGATAGCCGCCGTAAGCAATTCGGCAAGCGTTGCAAAAACAGTGATTCGGGAGAGCAACATTCGGACAGCGGGCATCCTTGGTGCTATTCGCGCATTCAATTTTCTGGGTCATTAATTCAACTTTCCGGTGGGTGGGATCATGTCATCGGTGGTCGCTGCACGGCAGCCGGCGTCAATGTCAGACGGGTCGCCGTGCAACCTAATAATCAGGGTGGCCGCCGCCGCGCGCAGTGCGCCGATCAGCTCGTTGCCGGTCGCGCCACTTGGGCCAGAGACGAATACGTGAAAGGTGTTGCCGTGGCCTTGGAGTTCAAAGCCGACTGTATCGTTGGTGCCGTCGGAGTCGGGGTGCAAACGCTTGCAAACCCAGAGCGAAGATTTTGAAACGTCAGTCATGTGGGGCAGGACTGTAAATAAAAAAGGGGCGTGCTGTCAAGCACGCCCCTAAAGAATCGGCGAAACGGTGATGGAGGTAACGGTTTAAGGCGGTTCCAACCCCTTAGACGCCAGCCAGAGCTTCCTTACCGCGCTGGCTAAGCACTCAAGCTCCAGCGACTTGACATCTGCGACTGCGCGCTCCGCGACGTATTCGTCCACGGCTCCGATGTCGTGCAATCGCTGTACTTCGTCCGCCAAGTTCTCCATGTACTTTCGTGCGGCCCGCAGTAAACAACTGCGCTCTTGAGTGCTGAGACCATTCATGACGGATTCGCCCGGTGACGGATCACCTGGGTTTCCGTCGGTACGAATAGAGTCTTGCCAATCTTGAGTGGTCGATGCTCAGCGATGGCTTGGGCGGACTCTCGCGTGGAAACAACTCCCATGGCGACAAGTTGCCCAGTGAGTTGACCCAGCACGAGCTGGATCTCGTCAATGGCTGCCGCCTTATCGGTATCTGCCAGTCCGATGATTGAGGCGACCAAGGTTTTGCTTTGCGCTTCCACGCGGGCGCGTAGGCGTCTTCCACTCGCGGGCCTAGGTGGCCCAGCCTTCACCGTGAGTGAGTTGCGGGTGGTCTTGGCGACGTTGAGTCCGCAGACATCGTGCTCCGCGCGCACCCATCGACGGATTGCCGAGAAACTGGTTCGGGCGAAGTTCGCGCGGCGGTGAATCTCGACCGCTCGGTTTTTTGTGCCTCGAGGCACAAACGGCTCGATTGCATTCAACACAAGCTCGTAGAAACGCTTGTGCTCGGCGGTAAGGGCTTTAAGCTGGGTTTGGATCTCTTGACCTTTCTTGCGGTCTAGAGCGTCTTGGGTTGCGCTTATGAGCGCTCGTAGGTAGGTGGTGCGCCCGCCATTACCGGCGTTCTCAGAGTTGAGGATGGTCTGCGCAATCGTGGTTACTTCTTCGTTCGTGATAGACATGTTGGCTACTCCTGGTGATCTAGTTTCTGGTTGCTAATAGCTACAGGGTTTTCCCTCTAGGTGTTGCCAGTTTCCCTGATCGGGAGTAGGTCGTCTGTACGTTAACGCACTTAGTGAGTGTAATCTTTATCCTACGTATTATTGTTAAATTCTCCTACTGGTAGGCCGCAATCGCAGGGGAACTTGCCGCAAATCCGAGTAACGCATGTGTCCGCGTGACCGCGCGCCCACAGCGCCGCCTCAAGCTCGCGGATGCGCGCCTCGGAGTCGTTCTCGTAAATCTTCCACCGAGCGACGACAAACTCCTGTTCGGTACGGCAGGCGGCGAGATCTGATTCAATTTGCGATACGTACGCATCGTCACCTATTGAACGACCTATTAAACCTTCGTTCTTTTTGATGAGCAAACGGTTTGCTATTAACACCGCCTCATGCTCTAAATCGAAATGGTCACGATCTCGCTTCAGTTGCGCAAGTTCCTTCTTGAGCGCATCACGTTCGGAGAACACAGCAAAGTCTGAGCCCCAGGCTGCGTTCGCCTTGGTCCGCCAATCGTCGCGTTCAGCGCGAAGGGTGTCGAGTTCGGTTTTTAACTGCGCATACGCCATACCGCACTCGTAGTGCTCATCTAGGCGTTCTTCGTCAAAGCTCATACCTTGTCACTCCCGGTGATTCGCTTGCGACTTGCTGCGAGCGTTGCTGCGAGGTGGGGCGGCGTCTCAGAACAAAGCGCGCCATTTGATGAAAAGATAATGGCGCCATTCAGATCCATCTTTATCGCCCAATCTAAACTCGCCTCCAACTCGCGAACATAATCGAGCAGTGCTCGGCGGTCTCCAACCATAGTTGACTGACCGTCACCGTATAACTGCACACTGTTGATCTTTATGGCGTATTGAATGCTGCCATTCCATTGCTTACCGTCATTCCAGCACGCATCCCGCGCTCTGATGGCTTCTAGGGTTTCTGGTGTCATCACATGCACCCCGAATAATACATAGACCACATATCCGACCAGTACTTGTCATTTTCTTCTGTATGCTCTGGACATAACGTCACCCAGTTAAGTTCTTCATCCACATACGCTGTGTTTTGGCGATACCGCGTACCTTCCAACTCGCAATTTGGGTGTTGGCACTTCATGGCAGCACCGATTTGAAAGAATCTTTATGACACATTGGGCAAAACCTAACGAGCACTAAAAGCGTATGGCAGCGTTTGCAGTGACTAAAACTTATATTCATGGCAGCGCTCTCCCTAACCACGCGTGCAGTGCGCGGGCTTCGGCGACGGTGAGAAAAATAGACCGCAGCTCTACGTGACGATCTTTCTCAGTTCTCGCCACACAAACGTTATAACTAGTTAGCGGCTCAACGGCGCGGAATTTTTCGATCATTTGCTGATACTCCAGAGGAACATGAAAACGATTAAGACGAACGCACCAAAGATATAATAGCCTACCATTGGAGTTCATCCCATTCGGGCTCCGGGCGCGGCGGCGCGGGCGCGCGCACGCGTGCGTTACGTTGGGTCTCTTGGCATGCCCGGAAGCGTTGGTCGAGCGGCCGGCGCTTCTTGAACAGTCTTTGAATGATTCGCCAAATCATAAAAAATCTCCCGGCGTGCCGAAGTTAAAACACTGCACGTAGGACATAAGCGTCTCACGTGAGATTGACGTTACCTCTTCCCATGGCGTGCCCCAGTCCTGAACTTCAAGCCGCGCGCTGTATGGCTCCAGGTGAGTATTGAGCTCACCGACGATGCGCGCGGCCGGGCCGCCCGTCGCAATCAAGACGCGATACTCTACTGGCTCGAGCACTGCATCGCCTGGTGTGAACCAGTCGCCACGTACTTCCACCGATAGCGCATCTTCGACGATAGCCGCCACGGCCACGTCAATTGATTCCCATGCGCCGGCGGCTCGCGCGTGCGCTTGAGCCTGTACCAATGCCGTCACGTGAGCCGCAAACGCGGCGCCTGTGTCCGTTAGATCGTAGTGACTGGTGCTCACGTGAACATGTCCGCTATGATGCCAGCCAGCACGGCGCCCCAAATAATCGCAAGTATCAAACATCCGTTTTCAAATGTCGGTTTCATGCTATGCACTCCTCAATGGTTAACGTCTCACCGGGTCTCAATAGGTGCTTACAGCGATCCGTAACGTCACGGATGCTGTAGCCCCAACTATCGAAGCTTGATGGATATTGGGCGGCTGCATCCCGCCGGCAGATTGTTACCTTATAGCGTTTCACGCCCGGCACCCTAGCCGACTGCCGCCGCTCAATCCATCTATGGCGTCCCATTTCTACGCTCATTGTCGATCGGTATCGTAGTGGATGGCCATGCATATGTGCTGCCGTCCTTGCGCCGCGCGGTCGCACAGGTATGGCGTCCCGTAGGCCAATTCAGGCACATGTGCGCCGTTGGCTAGAATAATGGTCAATATCCAATATGTCATGTTGCACTCCTACTCGAACCAGAACGCGTACCAGTCCCGCCGGCGCATTGAGGCGAGCTCTCGCACTCGAGCTATTGCCATGGCAGGGCCGACGACGAACAGGGCTAGGATCGACCATACGAGCGTTATGCACCATGCGATGATCGCAACCGCGATAGGCACGCCGAATATCAGAATCGCTAGGATGATGAAAAACGCTGCAACAATATCGCCGATCATGATTTATTTCCCCACCGGTGGCCGCACGCAGGGCACTCTGAAATGTCCGCCTCTTCCTGTCCGTCGTCCATGTAGAAACCCAAATCCCAGTCCGAGGATTCGTCATACTCGGCGCCCTTCTCAACGAGCCAACAATCGCCATCCTGGTGCACGGTATATTGCGTCCCGTCATCGTCCGTGAGCACGGCAGAGTCACACACGTCCTGCCAGTAATCCCAATACGCCTCATTTTCGGCGTAAGGGCCGCGAAGGAGCACGTCGAAGCAATCTTCGCTTACGCCAGTGATGCGGTCGCGCGTCACCGACTTGGCAAAATCGCGCGGGATGAATACGCCACGCGCATCAGTCAGAAACAGGTGTATTTTGGCTTGGCGTTTCATACGTTGTACCCTTCCGCTGTGAATTCGTACCCATTCGCTTCGATCGTCTCGGCGATCGTCTCATCCGAGACTTGATGGTCATACTCGCGTTCCAAACTGGCGTATATCCACCGCATTAAGTCGCGGGACACTTCCTTGAATGAATCCTCAATGTCAGTGTATTGCGTAGCCGTACCCTCAAACTCGCCTAGGTAAACGCTTATACGGTTAGCCGTTTCGTGGTAATAGTGTCCGTAATGCTCAATGCTTGCCGACAGTTCCGGCGCCAGCAAAAGAATGCTTTCAAGTTCTGCGGCGCATCGCGCTAACTCTTTGTCGGTAGGCCGATCAATCAGCATTTTCTGAACGCCGTTCGTGCCCTTGCTGTCATAGTCGGACGCGTAGAATGATCCAGTGAATTGCGCGCCGGCGCCCTGACTCGCAAAGCCGGAGTAGTAAACCTCACCGACGCGGTAGCCCAAAACTTTCAGGACTTCTTTCGCGTCGTCGATGACGCCTTCCGAAAAATAATCATCTTGAGCTTGCCCCTCACGGCACCAGGCGCGAGCGCGCTCCTTAGCTTCGTCGCTCAATTCGCTGTACAGGTAGACTTTGGTTTCTTTGGTTCGCATGGCTCATTCTCCAAAATAAAAACAGTTGCAGTAGGACTCGAGCACGCTTTCTTCAATCGCCCGGTATTCAGTCCATGGCGTGCCCCAGTCTTGAACTTCCAAGCGCGGACGTGACGGTGAGCCGTTATCCAATTGGCCGACGATGCGCACGGCAGGGCCGCCGGTAGTGAGGAGTATGCAGAACTCATCCGCCGATAGCGGCTCACCGAGACTTGTCCAAGCGCTGCGAACTTCGATCGATAGCGGGTCCTCGTAAATACGTTCTAGCGCCTCCTCGCGGCTCTCACATTCGCCAGCGGCCGCAATCAGTTCGGCTAGCTCTTCCGATTCATCGGGATAGGCTAGTGCCCAATGCGCGCCCGCGGCCGCGCGAGGATCATTAGGTTCAAGGTAGTTACCTGGATTCTCGGATAGCCAATCAGCGCGCTCAGACTTCAATTCCCCAAGCCGGTCATAGTCGCATTCGAGCGCCTCTACCATTTCAATCAGTGAATCGGCCGCCACTTTGCCCGTGGCCATTAACGATTCGTATTTCGTGTCGTCTGTCAGCACGTAGGCTGGCGATTTACCCGTGATCATGTTCGCTACTCCTTAACTTTCAAGAATGTGTATGTCTGACAGTCGCACGCAGCAGGTTCGTAGTCGCTCGCGTCGTGCGTCCATTTGAAACCCGCGTCCGTGCAGCCGACCGGAGTGCCCATATCCAAGGATAGGAGCCAGTCGTCGGCGCGTACCAAATCCGCCTCACCTAAGCCGCTATCGTCTGCGTTGATGAGATAGGCGGCCCAATGGGATGGGCCGGTAAATTCGTGGCGCTCGAGTTCCACAGTCGGCTCCGGATCGAACGGTGAATCCATCTCTACCGTCGAGCCACAAGGGCACTGCGCATCGGCTGGCACCATTGCGCCGCAATCGCGGCACTGTATGTCGGTGAGATAGTTCACTTGCGCAGACTCCGATTGTAGCTATGAGCCGCTTTGTAGGTGAATGCAGAACGGACGAACGCCAGCGCGTTGTCACGGTCGGCGAGCGCAATCCAGTGAAGGATGAATTCACGCTCCGCTTGTTTGTCAGTGTGTTCTATTACTTCGTACATGTTCGCTACTCCTTGTGTGCCCGATTAAATGCTTGCGTGAGACGTTGGTTGCCGTTCAGTTCGCCCCTAGAAGATTTGAGGCCATCCAGATTGCCAACGCTACGGGCAATCCGATGACGGCAAGTAGTGCGGCTGCGATGGTCAGCGTGCAGAGGATCTTTTCTTTCAGTGTGAGTTTGATTTTCATAGTTAGATCAATGCATGGTGCGTGCCAACTCGAAAATCGCTTTGTGCCGCGCCGGTGCTCGAATTTCAAAATATGGTACGTGACGCAAATTGTCAGGTTGTGACCAAATTGTCAGGTTGTGACAATTCGCGTCACTCTGAATAACGTCCCAGTTAGGGCCGTCACGGTATAGCCAGCCTGCATCTCGCCAGCACGCATCAACTGCGAGCACTCTAGCGGGCCAGACGCGTTTACCTCGCAATAGAGACCTTGCGGACTCGGGTAGCGGAATAGCTGCTGGTAGCTATTCCACAAGTGAATGAACTGGAGCGCGCCTTTTTCGACGCGTCTATCGGCGGTAGCGGCCGCCCTAGCGTCGCGCGCTACCTTCGCCCGGGCGGCTTTGGCCGCGGTCCTGTCCTGCGCGTTGTACTGGGCAAGGATCGCATTCCGTTCGGCTTTGTGCTTTACGGCTAGTTCTGCGAGCTTCTGACGGAGTTCCAAGTAGGTCATAAACAGTTGCTCCTCAAGGATCGCATCCCGTTCGGCTTTGTGCTTCACGGCTAGTTCTGCGAGCTTCTGACGGAATTCCAAGTAGGTCATAAACAGTTGCTCCTGGTGTAACTCTGACACTCTGACACTTTTTTTCACTTCGCTACGCTGACACAGGTGAACTAATATGTATATACATGTGTGTGACATGTGTATGTTATACACTATCCTTTCTTCCTAGGAGAAGTAAAAGAAAGTGTCAGAGTGTCAGTAATAGCTGTAACTAATTGATTCTACTGGTTGAAACGCCTGACAGTTTGCTCTGACGGTTTTGTCAGAGTGTCAGCCGATGACCTATCAGTTCCGCTGATACTTCCGTCTTGGACATTTTCGCTCACCTGTTTACGAATTTCTTCAAGCTTATCATACACTTACGCGCGCCGTCAACTGTTTAGGAAGCGTTATTCGATCTATCAATAAAACTGATAGGTCGCCGGCGCTTCGCATAATACCCATTATGACAAACGGCTAATAACCCCAACGATATCAATGACTTGCGATAGGTGTTATGTTAAATCGCACTGCAACAAGCGCTGAGCTCTCGGCCCTCCCTTAAGGGCTCGAAGGGGCCGGCGAACCGGGGGGAGGGGAGGTTTCCCGGCTGTTGGCTCACCCCGTACAGGGGCCGGTCCTGACGCGAGCTGTCCCATAAACACTGACCTAAACAGTTTTTAGCTGCCCCTAAACAGCTCCCAGCTCCCGAATTTTGTCAGAGTGTCAGGAATTTTGTCAGACCTAAACAGCCCTCGGCGAGCGCTCCGCGCCCAGTTTTCCAACCTAAACAGCTCCCCTGGTTTGTGCCCGTAAGCACAAAACAAAAACGAAAACCGTTGACCGATATAAACAGTTCTGTCAGTCTCCGCGCATGCCACGAACGAAAGCACAACCGACGCCGCTGATCGCGCGCTTCTATACGGCAGCGACGCCCTGCCCCCGCTGCAAGACGAACCGGTACTACGCGTCTACGAGTACCTGCGTGGCCTGCGCCAAAAACGCCGTCTATAAGAAGAGGGGGAAGACTCGGTACGTGGACGACATCTTTGGGGACATCACACCCGACGCGCCAGCCACACCGACACCTACACCGTTTGAAACTGGAGATGACCTCATATGAATGAATGCTGCACCCGCGATGAAGCCCGCAAGCAAATCGAAGACCGCATGTTGAATGGTGTTCGCGCCTACAACTTGGCTTACAACACGAACTCGAGTTCGCGAACCTGGTTCCACGCGCTCGAGACGCTGGGCCATGACACCAACCGCCTGAACGAAAAAATGTACGGAGTTAAATAAATGTCCTCTGACCTGCCCCCGTGTAAAGAGATCCCCTTTAATTTACTTATGAAGATCGCGGCGTACCACGGGTACGAGCAGATCGTCTGCATCGCGCGCCGGGAAGGCGACGACGGTGCGACGAACGTGACGTACGCCGGCCTCACCGCGCGTGATCGGTTGGTTGCGGAAGCGATCGCCGGCGACATCAAGCGCAGCGTGCTCGGTTGGGAATCGAGCGACGAGGCGAAGGCGTTGGAGGCGATGGTCAAAGAGGCCAAGCGCGAAATGCAGGAAGGCCCGGACGGTGATGTCGAGCGCGGCAAGCGAATGATCCTGCCGACGATCGAGCGCGTCAAAGAGGTCGACGGCGCGAAGCACAGCAAGATCGTTGTCGAGCGCGCCAGCAGTAAGAGGAAACTGAAATGACGGCGTGGCTCGTCATTGGTTGGAGCCTCGCGTCTTTTCTCACCGGATTCTTCGCCGGCGTCTTGGCAATGCACAAGGATACACAATGAGCACTCGCACGAAATTGGACCCGCTGGTTCGCCAGCAACGCATGTTCCGCCGCAACCTGCTGCGCCACCCGCCACGGCTCGCGCTTGACGCCAAAGCGGATGACATGGCGATCTACGGCGCGATCATGGAACGCTTGGCGAACATCTACCGCAAGCCCTCAATCCATGGCGCGGACAAGCACAAGCTTTTTATCCGCGGCTCGCTGCAAATCGCTCAACTCAAGGTGATGGCTCCGATATGATGCACCCAGAAGGGGGTGAAGCCATTGCCGAAGTTGACGTTCCAGCATCCAACGAGATCGTACAAGTCTGTTGTCTTCTCTCCGGCCATTGGCCGGGAAGTTCGGCTGCGGTGCGCGAGCGCTGCGACGATCTTGGCGCTCACTACGTCCGCACGCTCCAAGCTATGGTTCGCAAATTCGCTCCCGACGATGTCGAATGGGAATTTACTTGCTTCACGGACCGAGATAAGATCGAAGGGGTATCCTGCCAGCCCATCGCTCGCGGGCTCGAAGGGTACTTCAACAAACTGTACCTGTTCTCCCCGAAAGCGTTTCCGCAAGGCTCGAGAGTTCTGTTCTTCGATCTGGATACGTGTATCGTGCGGAACTGGGGACCACTGGCGAAGGAACCGATCGACAAGCCCGTCATGCTCCGCGACGCGTGGTGGCACGACGACCGGCGCCCCGCCAGTGGGGTCATGAGTTGGGAAGCCAACGATGTCACCAACACGATCTGGAACCTGTTCCCCGGCAACGGCATTGCGCCGCGCGGGATTCGGACTGACGAGGATTGGCTGCGGCCGATCTTGGATGTGACCGGCTGGTATGCTTGGCAGGAACTCTTGCCGGAGCAATTCTTCTCGTACAAGATTCACGTCTCCGGGATCATGAAGACTCAGCACAGCCCGCCGCCGTTCACGCGGGAGCAGGCCGGATCGGCGCGCGTGATCTACTTTCACGGCCTCCCCCGCCCGCACAGCGTGAAGATGCCTTGGAATCCGCTCTACCTTCCGTTAAGCTGACGCCATGTCAGAATTCGACCTGCCGAAAAAGGAAATCGCCAAGCGCCTGACCATGCAGCAGAAGCTCGACATGGTGGGCGACCCCCACGGGCTGTCGCCGCAAGTCGCCAACAAGATAACGCAGGCGCGGCTACAGAACGCGCTCTCCCAGCTCGCTGAGATGAACGTCGATCGGGTTCACGAGTGGCTGGGCGAAGTCGGCGCGCGGGCTCCGGCGGAAGCGGTGCGGTTGTACCTCGAGCTGCTTGAGTTCCGCATGCCCCGCATGAAGGCTGCACAGGTGATCGCGACGTTCAACACCGGGACCGACGGCAAGCGGGAAATGAAAGACATGTCAATCGAAGAACTCGAATCCATCGTGGCGAACCAATGAGCGACATCGCCACGGTCGCCACACTCATGCGCAAATCGAGAGAGGCCGGCATCTGCCTCTACTTGGATACCAACGGAAAAATATACGGCTTACCCGGTGAAGTCGTTCGCCGCAACCGACCGCTGATGGTCCGCTGCGGAGCCCACGCGGAAGGAATCAAGAAATGGTTACAGATAGTGGGTTCACTAGGGCCGACATCGCCCGCGACCTGATCCGGCGCAAGCGCTGCAAAGAGTCTCTCCACAGTTTCGCATTGAACATCGACATTCCCACGGCGCCGGCGGGCGCGCTGTGCCCGGACGAATCGTTGACTGGCCCCGCGGCGAATCTCATGGCGGTACACCACGCCAAAATCCTGGAAGTGTGCGAGCGCACCGTCAAGAAGCCATACGGGCGCGCGATCATCATGGCGCCGCCCGGTACGGCGAAGTCCACTTACGTGAGCGTCGTCGTCCCGCCGTGGGCGATGGGGAGAATTCCGGGGCAGCGCATCATTCTGACCAGCTACGGCTCGACGCTCGCGGAACGGCAGTCGCGCCGCTCCCGCTCGATCTGCGAGCAGCAGCTCTACCGCGATCTATGGGAAGAGACGCCGAAGATCGAGAAAGATTCGGACAAGGAATGGTCCATGTCCAACAAGTCGGAACTCCTTGCGGCGGGCTTGCTGGCAGGCATCACCGGCTCTCGAGCCAACGGCGCGATCGTCGACGACCCCGTGGCAGGCCGCGAAGAGGCCGACTCGCCGGCTACGAGATTAAGAACGCTTAACGCTTACCAAGACGACTTGCTGACCCGTCTGCTGCCCGGCGCGTGGCTCATCATCATCATGACTCGGTGGAACGAACAGGACTTGGTTGGCGAAATCTTGCCGCACGACTACAAGGGCCAGAGCGGTATGATACTGTGCCGCGACGGGCTTGAGTGGGAGGTTCTGAATATCCCGGCCAAGGCCGAGCATGATGACGACCCCATCGGCCGCAAGCCAGGTGAGTATCTTTGGACCGACTACTATCCGCCGAAGCATTGGCAGATGTTCGAGCATGGCGTTGGACCGACGCGCCAGCGAACATGGTCGTCCTTGTACCAGCAACGCCCAAGCCCGCAAGGCAGCGGCCAGTTCACGCGCGAGATGATGCGCTACTACGACAGCGCGCCGGTGAACCTCTCCAAGATTATTTGCTCCGACTATGCCGTCAGCGTGGGGAAAAACGACTTTACGGTCCACGGCGTGTGGGGACTGGATAGCGAGGACAATCTGTACGCCATTGACTGGTGGCGCAAGCAGTCGGACACGGGTGAGGGGGTCAGCAAGCTTCTCGAACTGGCGATCAAGCACAATCTACACATGGGCTTCCATGAAGGCGGCGTGATCGACAAGGCCATCGCGCCCCTCATCAATGTGATGGTCCGTGACCACAACAAGCGCTGCAAATCCGGTGAACGGAGAATCTTTCTCGACTTGCGGCCGATGCCGTCGATGCAGGACAAAATGGCCAAACTGTCGTCTTTTCAAGGGCGCTGCGCCACCGGCAAGGTTTTCTTCCCGCGCCACGCGCCTTGGACGGAATTGGTAGTGAGCCAGCTCCTCGCAATGCCCGCGGCACGACACGACGACGACGCGGACGTGTGCGGCTTGGCGGGCCGGGGCCTCGACCAATACCACCCACCGGCCACCCCGGTCATGGAACGCAAAGAAGGGATACGCCCATTCACTGCCGCTTGGCTGGAATATTCCGAAAATACCAAACCAGCAGTGCGGTGGAGATAGTGTCTGCTCAACTGAACCACTACAACCGTAACAAGAACGATCCTGCGTTCAAGGCCAAGCGCGCCGAATATCGTAAACGATCATCTTTAACCGCCAAATCTAAACAGAAACAATGGTTTAAAGAGAATCGCCAAAAAGTAAAGGAATGGCACGTCAGAAGTCGCTACAAGGTTACGGCGGAGCAACTTTTCGTCCTGTGGGTAGATCAACTTTGCGCTTGCGCTATTTGCCAAACACCGATCGACACCCCGTTCTCAGGGAACGTGGATCACTGTCACGTTACCGGAAAGGTGCGTGGAGTTTTGTGCAGGGGGTGTAATACCGGTATAGGATTGCTTAAAGACTCGCCGGAAGCGTGCGAGCGGGCTGCGAGGTATCTTAGGAGATAGTTGCGCAATTGCGCCGGACAAGGTTAAACTCACGCCTCATCTCACCGTTCGAGGCCGGCAAGCAATGGGCGTTTTCAATCTTCAAACTGAGAAAGAACGCATGGACGAAATCCGTGCGGCCGAGAAGGCGCAGGCGGCAGTTACGCCGGTTGTGCCTGTGAGCACAACTCCAGTGGCCCCCGTTGCGGCCCCGGCAACGCCCGTCAAAGCGAAGAAAGAATCGCTGATCGCCAAGATCGAGCGCGAAATGATGGAAGTGCTGCACAAAGCTGAAGGGGAAACCTGATGGCGACGATTGCGGGCGTTAAGCTCGGCAATATGGCGAAATCCAAGATTTCCCTCGGGAAAAACGTCGGGAAAATCTCCCCAGACCCCTACAGCTACGAACACAGAATTCAACTCGATCAAGACGCCATGGACAAGATGGGCGTCGTCGGTACCCCGAAAGTCGGAGACGTGTTTCACGTCGTCGGCGAAGGCCATATTCACAGCGTCTCGACCGATCACGACCTGAACGGCAAGCCGACGGTGCGCGTTGGCATGCAAATGCGCAAAATGGGCGCGAAACCCAAATCTGAAGCGAAAGGCGGCGGCGCCTTGAATGCCGTCTCTGAGGGCGTCAAACAGGCGAGCGAGTAATGGCGGGTTACGGCGGCATGGGTGACGGCGGGGGCGATCTCGTCGGCGACATCGGCGACGGCGGCGGCACTTCCGACGAAGGCCAAGGCAATGCTAACGGCGCGCTCGACGCGGTGAACCAAGGCGTCTCTGCGGCCAACCAGTCCAAAGAGGAAAATGAAAAGCAAATCGAAGTTGAACGCCAGCAAATTAAAAAGCTGTGGAGCGAGTATCAAACCGCCCGTGACTTTGATAAGCCGACGCGGGTTAATTTCGCGCAAGACCGAAAATACGCAGCCGGACTCTCTGATCCGTCGTGGGCGTCAGACGCCAACCTCATCGGGTCGTTCATCGACATCCTCGTCAGCTTCCTTTATGCGCAAAATCCAGATGTCAGTTGCAAAGCAGCGGAACAGGTAGGCGAGCAGCCGACCTCCGACAACACCGCCTTTGCGGAGACGATGGAAATCATCATCTCTCGCCTCTGGCTTGCGGCGAAACTCAAGAAGACGATCAAGCGGCAAGTTCGCTCGACGCTCACCGTCGGGCAGGGATGGTTCAAGGGCATGGTTTGGTCGCAGAAGCGCCCCCAGCCGCAAGTCGAGAAATCGTTACAGGACGCCCAGGAACAACTGGCTCGAATCAACGCGCTGCGCGTCGAAGTGCAAGAAGATCAGTCGGCCGATCTCGACGTAAAGACGGCGGAACTCTCGCAGATGATCGGCGGCCTGCGCGCCAAGATCATGAAGACCATGGAATACGGCCTGAACGCCGATTTCGTGCGCGCCGAAGACATCCAAGTGTCGCTCGACGTATCGTGCATATCTGACTACCCGTCGGCGAGCTGGATCTCCGAAGACATGTACATCCCGCACGACGATCTGCGCGTGCGGTTCCCGCGGTTCACGGAAGACGACGAGAAGCGCGCGACGGTCTACTACCAGAAAAATCAAGCTTCTGACGCCCAAGGCGAAATTATGCAGGCGGCGACCGGCGAAGAGGCGTCCGACGGCACTTTTTCGAAGACTGTCCCGTCGCAAGGCGGCGGCAGCAAGCCGATCCAGTTCGTCAAAGTCGTCGAGCTGTGGGATCGCCGCGACTCTAACATCAAGACGATGGTGGAAGGGCTGGACAAGTGGGCGGTTGAGCCGTACACCCCGCCGCAGGCTACGTTGCGTTTCTACCCCTACTTCATGCTGGAGTTTTTCCCGGTCGACGGGCACCGGCACCCCCAATCGCTTTCCTGGCGCTTGCGGAAGCTGCAAGACGAGTACAACGCCTGCCGGTCCAATCAGCGCCTGACACGAGAGCGGTCCATTCCTGGCCTGCTGTTCAATGCCGGCCTGATGTCCCCCGAAGACGCGCAGCGTCTTGAGAGCAGCGTCATTGCTGAGATGGTGCCGATCAAGCCGACCGACATCACGACCCCGATTCAGAACATCGTCATGGCCAAGCCACTGCCGACGATCGACACCCGCTTGTGGGATACCAGCTCTATCCGCGCCGACATGGAGAGCTTGAGCGGCGTGCAGGAAGCGCTACAGCAGGCCGCGCAGTCGCAGCAGCCAAAGACAGCCACCGAAGCGCAAATCGAGCAGACTGGCTTCGCATCGCGCACCAGCGCGGACCGCGGCGAGTTGGAAGACATGCTGACGGATTTTGCCGTCTACACTTCTGAAGGCGCCATTCAAGAGATTCAGCCGCTCGGCGCGCAGCGCATTGCCGGCCCAATGGCCTACTGGCCCTACGGCATGGACGTTCAGGATTTGCTCACCCTCGTCAGCATCGACATCGAAGCGGGCTCGAGCGGCAAACCGGATTTGGCGGCCGACAAAGCCAACTGGGCGACCATTTTGCCGCTGCTCCAGAAACTCATGGTTCAGATTCGCCAGACGCAGCAGATCGACCCGCCACTGGCGAAGTCGCTCGAAAACCTGCTGAACGAAACGTTGAAGCGGATGGACGACCGGCTGGACATTTCCGAGTTCATCCCGAGCGAGCCCGCGCCGCCTCCGCCGCCGCCGCCCGCGCCGCCTCCGCCAGTGCCGAGCGTCAGCGTCTCCCTCAAGGGAACGCTGCCGGTCCTCGACGCAGCGGCGATCGGTGCCAAGGCTGCCGGCCTGCCGCCGGAGGCAATGATGGCTGCTGGCGGCGTTGGCGCGCCGCCCGCGATCGAACCTGGTGCACCCGACCACCCCGGCGCTCACATCGCCGATGGGGAGATCCCGTTGCACCCTCACATGCCGCAGCCGCTTCCGGCCGCACAGAAAACCCCGGCGCAGCGCGGAGACACGCAGAAACCGCGCGCTGGCTGATTAAAAACTAACGATGGAGACCACCCTTGAGCGAGACAACCGAAGATGTAGTAGCCCCGGCCGTAGACGATCAGATCGTGGAGACGACGGCCCCGGAAACGGCAGTAGACACCAGCAGCGGCGAGACTGCCGGTGCTTCGACTGCCGGCGAAGAGTCGGCCAAGAGCTTGCTCGACGTGCTCTCGGAGAGCATCGACGAAGCCAGCAAGACTCGAAAGACGATCCAGCCGAAGGCTGAAGAGTTAGCGCAGGACGACAGCCGCCCGCGCAACGCCGACGGCACTTTTAAGACGGAGACGCCCGAAGAGAAGGCGGCCCGCGAAGCACTTGAGAACGAGACCCCGGAAGCCAAGGCGGCGCGCGAGGTTAAGGAAGCTGAAGCGGCCAAGAAACCGGCCGATCACGTCAATGACCCGATCCCGGAGAACACCAACAAACGCACTCAAGAGCGCATTAAGTCGCTTATTGAGACCGTGAAGGCACAAGAGGCTCTTGTCGCCCAGCATGGCGAACTGTTTGCCGCCATCCAAGGTACCGGCGCGTCGCCCGACGAATTCGCCACGATGGTCAACTACATGAAGGGCGTTCGCTCGAACGATCCGAAATCCATGGAATGGGCCTACAGCGTGCTTCAAAGCGAGCTGCGCGGCTTGGCCGTCAAGATGGGCAAACCCCTCTACGAAGTGAACTTGCTACGCGACAAAGAGAACGCGGACTTGGTTGCGGAGATCGGGGAAGGCAAGATCACTTCCAATCACGCCCATGAAATCGCGCTGATGCGAGAAGCGCAGAAGACACAGCACCAGCGGGCGCAGCGAACCACCGCGGCAACCTCTGAAGCGGACGCCGAAAAGGCGGCGAACACCGCGGCCGACAAGTTCGACGCGGATATGCGTAAGCGCGATGGCGACGCGGTGTTCCAAGCGAAGTTCGACATCCTTATCCCGGCCCTGAAGAACACGCTGGCCCGACTGCCGCCGGCAGACCGCCTGAGCGTGTTCAAAGACGCATACGACAACTTGAAGATCGCGACTCCGGCCCCGGCCCCAATCGCGGCCCCCAAGCCGGTCCCGATGCGGCCGAAGGCGCCGGCGGGCGGGGCCACTGTCTCGACGGTCCCCAAGTCGGCGATTGAGGCGATGAACGCGGCTCTCGGAATGTGATGGCCTGTCAACCATGTGCGCAGCGACGTGAGAACCTAAAGCGGGCGGCGGAAGCCGCCGCAGCCGCGGTCAAGCGCCGCCTGACGCCATGGTTGCCGCCCACACCCAAGAAATGAAACTCCTCTCAGACCTCGCCGGCCTCTACACCGGCAAACCGATTCTCGTGATAGGCGGCGGCCCGAGCGCGGCGCACGACTTACAGCGCATCCCGCGCGATCTCCCAGCATGCGTCATATCGGCGAATGGGCATGGATTCAAGCAGACGCGCTTCAAGGTCGACTACGTGGTCAGCGTCGATTTCTTTTTTGGCAGCACTGGCATACCGATGCGCGAGTACCTAGCGAAGGCCACGGGCAAAGAGTTGGTTCACATCAACAGGTGGAGCTGGGCGGACTACCGCGTCCCGGAGTTCACCTTCAACGGCGATTCTGGACAGACGGCGGTGGCCGTCGCTGTCATGCTCGGCGGATTCCCGGTGATCGCGGTCGGCCTCGACGGGTATGGCGGCGCGCGGCGCTACTTCTGGGAGACTGCGCCCGACCTCGAGTGGGCAAAGCGTCGAGTGCATCACAACCCCAACAAGCAATCGCAGTTGCGGCACATCCTCGATTTTTGCCAAGACGCCAACGTTGTGACGTTCAGCGGCCCCATGCACGAGTACTGGAAAGGTGGCAAGCCGTTTGTGCCCCCTGCGCACAAGTCAGCGTCGGAGCGCGGGGATCTATACTCGCTGCTCCAGCCGATCTTCCTGCACCACCAAGACTTGGTCCAGCGCGGGCCGGTGCTGCTCACCAGGCAGGAAGCGAAGCCTCACCTTCACATGAAGCACATTACAAAAATGGAGACCTGCTGATGCACATCCTACCCACTCGAGGGCGCCCGGATATCTGCCAACGGTATTTCACTCTTGGGAAACCGGAGCAGCCTGGCGTCGTACTCATCGACCACGACCAAAACGAGATGTACGGCAACTTGGTGCTGCCGGACAACTGGACCGTCATGCTCGTGCCGCCGATGATGGGATTCGTCAAAAAAGTCAACATGGCGTTCGCGTGCTACCCCAACGAACCGTGGTATGCCTTCACCGGCGACGACTGCGTGGGACGGACACCGCATTGGGACACGTTGCTGGCCGAGGAAGCGAAACAGGGCTACATCGCGTGGGGCAACGATCTGATTTCCGGCAGATGCACCCACCCGTACATTCATGGCGATTTCTGCCGCGATCTCGGCTGGGTTTGTCACCCTTCATTCAAGCACCTGTATGTCGACACCGTCTGGGAGTATATCGCGACGAAATTTGAAATCGGCCGCTACATGGACTGGATCATCACTGAAGCTCACCACTTCTCCAACGGCAAGCTACCATTCGATCAGACGGCCAAAGAACGAATGGAACAAGACGATGCGCGCGTGTGGCTACAGCTTCAAGAATCCCGCTGTTTGGTTCCGCTCATGCGAAAAATTCACGACCGGCTGGAGTCCCTTTGCAGATAGACCTCTTCATAGGCGTACCCGAGAATGACGCTGTGCAAGTGGCCACTCTGCACCATTTCACGTTGCGCGTTATGCGCCGCGACGGAATCACGGTTATTCATAAGAAAGACAAAGACTTACGCAGAATTTCAATCGAACTCGAAAATCACTTGGTCACCAAGGCATGGGTCGGATAGTATCCGGCCTATGATGCCACCAAGAGATTCAGACGACTGGGGTTTGCCCGACGGCGCCGACGATGAGGCGGCCGAGTGATTTGACAATCGGATTGCGCGTCCGGTAGGATTCGCGCAACTGACTTAACGTTAATGCTGGGCTCGTGGCCCAGTAGGCACCGCTCCGAGACTTCGTGCCCCTCAAAAGCGCAGTGGAATAACCCATTACCTTTTAGGAGCGACAATCATGGCTTTTAACTCTGAACAGCTTGCCTATGCGGGCAACGCAGCGATCAACTATTTCCTGAAGAACGATCCGGTTGACAACTACAATATCAACCGTCCGCTCATCAAGAAGCTCATGGCAGGGAAGCAGGAATACGCCGGCGGTCTCCAGTACGTCGTGCAACAGCTTCGCTACCAGAACGACAGCAACTTCCAGTCGTACTTCGGCGACTCGCAAGTCACCTACAACCGCAAGCGCACGCTGCAACAGGCGAAGTACGTCTGGGGCGCGTTCCACGACGGTTTCGGCTTGAACGAAGACGAACTGACCCAGAACGGCATCACCATGACCGACGACCGCTCGGCCGTGCCGACCGACGCCGAGAAGGTTCAGTTGACCAACCTCCTCGAAGAGAACATGGAAACCCTGAAACTGGGCTTCCTCGAGAACTTCGACGTGATGTTGCACTTGGACGGCACCCAGTCGACCACGAACATCCCCGGCCTGGATCTTTTGATCTCGACCGCTTCGGGCAGTTCGCAGACGGTGGGTACGATCACGACCAACACGACGACCAACACCTGGTGGCAGAATTACGTTGCGATCGGCATCAACAGCTCGACGGCGGGCAACGTGAGCGTCGCGATGGAACAGGCATGGCGCGCGTGTATCCGCGTTGGCGGATCGGCTCCGACCTTCCTGATGGCCGGTGAATCGTTCATCGACGCGTATCGCAAAGACTCCACTTCTGTTTCGGGCAACACGACTCGTCAAATTTTCGTGCCGGCCGACAACAAGAAAGGGATCACTGCGGACAACAGCGTGGGCATGGGCGACTCGACTGGCTTGTACTTCAAGGGCGTGGAATTGATCTGGGACCCGATCGTGGATCAGCTCCAGTCGACCTACGCGCCGAGCACGAGCTGGCTGAAGCGTTGCTATTTCATCAATGACCGTCACTTGAAGCTTCGGCCGATCAAAGGTCACTGGATGATCGCGCGCCGTCCGCCTCGCGTGTACGACCGCTATGTCCACTATTGGGCGCTCACCGCGAAAGCGGCACTGACGACCGGCAAACGCAATGCGCACGCCGTAATCGCGATCGCCTAAGTCCAATTTCACAGGAGTTTACGAAAATGCGAGCACTTCAAATTGTTTCTGAATTCGCCTATCCGGCGACGGCCACCACGAGCGCCAGCTCGGCCATCGTCCTGACAGCGGGCGAAATCGGCACCCAGCTTCCGCTGGGTGACGAGGCGGTACCTGGCGAAGACATGGGTTTCCCGAGTTCGGGTTCCTGCGTCTGCGCCGTGGAGTTGGAAGGCGTGACTTCGAACGCGGGTGATACCGTGAACGTTCAAACGTCGAACAACTACTACGCAAACTTGGGCGGCACCCCGACATACGCCACGGTCAAATCCGTGACGATCACGGGCCTGACCGCCAAGTCCAAGACCCTGTTCTTGGATCGCGCGCCGCTCGGCGAAGCAGTGCGTATCAGCATCACCACGACCAGCACCGCTGGCGCTGGCACGGTGTCTGCGTACTTGCTGAGCGAGTAAGTCGATACGAGCCTCCGGTGAAAGCCGGAGGCTCTTTTCTTTCTGTAGAAACCCACACCCAAGGATCAAAAATGAAATTACGATACAAAGAGATCGAAGTTCGAATGCAGCAAGGCGCGTCCATTCTCCGGCTGCGCGTTCCCGAATGGGAAGTTCCGATCATCATGGCGATTCACCCCGAAGTGACCGAGATCCGCGATTGCGTCGAGCAGCGCGACGCCCCGTCAGTTTCGAAAGAGATGGATCGCTTGAAGCTTGCCTACGGGGCCGAGCGCGAAGAGGGCGGCATCACCGGCTTGACCTACGTCGAGGCGGTCTACGGTCAGCATGGCATCGGCTTGCAGAGCTTGAAGCGCGCTATGCAGGGCGCCGTGCTGCCGGCCACGACGGCTGCCACCCCCTACGATTTGTCGCCCGAGTTGCGGCAGGACTTGCTACAGTCTCTCGGAGACGATTTGGAAATCACTGATCTGATCGGCGAAACCGTTGAGGACGACGATACGATCGCTGCCTAGTTTGCGGGTGGGAACCTTGCCCCGGTTCGCCGGGGCCTTTTTAGGAGTATCGAGTGCCTAAGTCGATTACGCTGACAGTTGGAACAGACGCAACGAGCGGCCCGTTTCCGCCCTCGTATCTTGCGGGCGCGGTAGGCTTTGTTGCCGCGGCATCCAACCCGTCCGGTAGTTCCGCCGGATCGCTCAGCTCGAACACTTACTTTGGTGCGACGATTCTCGCAATTGCGAATGACTCCGCGACACCGACCCAGTTCACGGTCGCGCTGCTCGGGGTCTTCGATCAGCCTTTTCTCGGAAATGTCACCACGCCAGACGGCAAGGTGTACACCAGCACGTCAGCGACTTTCGTCACCTACACGGTAGGTACGCAGTCCGTGACGAGCTGGATCTGGCCGCTGGCCGCCGGCGGCGTGAAGCTCGTCACCGGGACAGTTGGTATTGCCGACACCGGCGACGTGCTGGTGAACCTACAAGGTGCGGCTCCCTCGAGTACGCAGATCAACTTGAGCTGGACCAACACCGGGCCGACACCGCCGACAAGCTACCTGCTCTACCGAAGCTTGGGTAGCGCCACGCCGACGCTGTACCAGACCCTCGGGGGAACGGTGCTGAACTACAGCGACACCGGCTTGATGGCGAATCAGCAGTACAACTACTCGGTAGTTGCCAGTTACGCCGACGGCACACTTGCCGGAAGCGTGCTCGTCAACCTGTACACGCCGCAGTCTGGCGTCAGCCAGACGTTCAACTGCAACTGCACGACCGTCGTCGCCGATAGCTGGAAGACGGACACGTTGGCGGCGCTGCGCTACCGGATGCTGGTGAATTCGGGATACGCAGCGCAGGCCGCAAATCCGCCGCTCGGCATGATTGCCCTCTGCAACGAAAAGTTGCGCACGGCACAGAACCAGCTATACCGGCAGCACAGCGAATTTCGCAACAAGCGCATGTTCGCGTGGCAGATGGAGCCGAGTCAGCGCTATTACGGCCTGACGAACGATGAAGGCGGCTGTGGCACCTTGGATGAACTCAGCGTCGAGTGGGTTGGCTTCGAGGATTTGAACCAGGCTTGGTACCAGCTTGTCAACGGCATCGACCCAGTGATGTACACTCGCGCGCAGATCAGCACGGGCTGGCCGACGCATTACGAGATCCGGCAGTGCATTGAGATATTCCCGGCACCGAAGTCGCCGTACACGTTGTGGGTCAAAGGCCGTTTCGGTCTCGCACCTTTCACCGCGGACACGAACCTCACGACGATCGACTCCGAAGCAGTGCTGCTGCTTGCGACCGGCATGCTCAAGGCTCACTACAGCCAGCCCGATGCCAGCAGCGTATTGACGGAAGCACTGAACTACACGAAGTACCTTGTGGCCGGCCAGCACAACTCTCGGCGCTACGTGCCGCGGACTCGAGTGCAGACACCGTGGACGCCGCCACGCTTCTTGCCGATTGCTGGTGACGGCTGATGACAAAACCGCAATCCCTGACCGCAATCAACGGCGGCATCAATCGATTGCGCGTGAAAGGCGGCTCTGACCCCGATTCACTGTACGATTTGCTGAATGGCTACGTCACCCAATCGGGCACGGTGAAGGTGCGGCCGGGCACGTTCCGCAACGCCAACATCGCGCAATACAGCGGCGCCGGGAACACGAAAGGGTTGCTGGCCTACCAAGACGAATTCCACGTGTTCTCCGCCAACGTGGTACCCGTGCCGCCGAATTACGCGCTGCACGTTCTGGCATACCCCTACGTGAGCGCGCTGTCGAACAACGTGGTTGTGACTCCGCCGACAACCGACCCGTACTGGACCGACGTGGTGTGCTACATGACGGCCCCGCTGGCCGGAGACTGTGCCTCGATCGGAGCGCCGGCGTTCGTTATCGGCTCGAACGTGTACGGCGGCACGGCCCCGTCGACCGGTCTAGCGCCTGCGCTCTACTCTGGCGCGCTGGCCCTCAACACGCACGGTTCAAACTACTTCGCCAACAGCACGTCCACGACGTTTTGCTCGTTTGCCTCTTTCGCCAACTACCCTTCCCTGAACATCTTTGCGGCTTCGAACAATTGGACGATTGAGTGTTTTTTCTGCTTGAACGGCATCGGCGGCAACGGGTACGCAACACTGTTTGACTACGGCGGCATCGTCGGCGGCCCAGGCTCCAGCGATCCAACGCAGTTCCTCATCACTGTCGGGTATAACAGCAGCACATCGCAGTACGTGGCAAACGTTGCGAACAATGGCATGTTCGGCGCCGGCGCGGGCAGCTTCGGCGGCAACATGCCGACGGTGACGACTGGAACTTGGCACCATATTGCGGTTTGCTGCGTTAACGGGGTCACGTCCATGTATGTCGATGGCGGCTTGCTGGGGACCTCCGCCGTGAACTGGAACACGACGAACTACAATAACGGGAACGTCAATCCTGCACCGTCGCCGGTCAATGGTCCCGGCGTGGTCATCGGGTCAAACGAGAACCTGAACTATTACACTGCGGACGTGTCGATCTCCAACGTCCGCATAACGTCGGGCGTGGCCCGGTATACCGCCGCGTTCACGAAACCGAGTGCTCCGTTCCCGCAACCGACGTGCATCGCGACTTCACCCCCGATCAAGGAAATCCACTTCGCAGCGGCCTACCTAGGCGGCATCTACGTCGTGGCAGAGTTCACCGGCGTGCCTAGCGCGCTGGTCGCCGAGTACGGAACCGTGTTCCATTACTGGGTGCAGTCGAGCACCGGCGGGGACAACTCAAATTTCTGGACTGCGAACACGGACTATCTGGTCGGCGACGTGGTGATCCCGACAGCGCCAAACGGCCTCACTTACATCGCCACTCGCAAGGGCAATGCAAACCCGCTGTGGCAGCCAAACACGCTCGAGGCAGTGGGGAACATCGTCGAGCCGAATACCGCGAACGGCTTCCAGTACACCGTCACCGCGGTTCTCGGTTCCGCACCGACGACTGGCGCCACGGAGCCTTCATGGCCAACGTCCGACGGCGCGACGGTTCTGGAGGACAGCTCTCTCGCTAACGATCAAACGGTAACGCTCGTCACGGTGTCAAGCAACGTGGCTACGCCGCCGCTCGCCCCCTCACGCTACTCCGGCCTGTATACGGCCCCGAACGGGAACTCATGAGCATTCCAATTTGGCAACCGGGTACGAACTACGCACCTGGCGCGCTCGTCACGCCGCGCAGCAACACGATTGTCGTATCGGCGCAGCCTGCGAACAACTCATTTGAAAGCGGTCTGACCAACTGGACCATCACCGGGGAGTACGTCAGTAACGTCACCGCGCAGGCCAACGCGCGAGCCTCCTCGACCGAAGCGTTCGACGGAAGTCAGAGTGCCACCGTGACACCTTACGCAGGCACCACTGGCGGCCCGACCGGCCACGGGGGCGTTGCGTTTACCGTGTTCACCAACAGCTACATGGCCCCAGTGACGCCGGGGCAGGTTATCAATTTCCGCCTGCGCGCTTGGCACCTGTACGTGCCGAACACGAATGCGACGTACCCGTGGAGCGCCGGGGCGCGAATTGCGTGGTACGACTCTACCCATGCATTCCTGAGCTACAGCTACGCCAACGCGGTGTCGGCCGGATCTGTTGCGCCTTCCTACCTGAACACGCCCGGAATGTGCGCCTTCCCGGATGGCACGTGGGTAACGATCAGCGGCACCGGCACCGCGCCGGCAGGCGCCGCCTACGCAGCCGCGGTCTGCGTGATCGCCTCCACTGGCTACCCCACGCAGGCCGATTACGTGGACGATTACACGTGGGATTACTCGCACCAAGGGTACCCGTCTGGCTTGTCATACGAGGCTGTGCAGGCGACCATCGGCACATCAGCGGCTACGGAACCGACGTGGCCCCTAACTGCGGGCGTGACGGTCGTGGACGGCAGCGTTACCTGGGAAGCTCTCTACGCGTCGCAGATCACTTGGACCGCCTCATCGATCCTCCGGTCGGGCTCCAGTCAGCCGTCGTGGCCCACGAAGATTGGCGGCTCCGTCGTCGATAACTCGATCGAGTGGATTGCCACGGATGGACTCATCACGGACCCGAACTGCCCCCAGTCGAAAGTCGTCGCAATAGCCAGCGCCAAGGTATTCGCCGCGGATGACGACATCATTCGATTCAGTGCTACGGCGAACGCCGCGGATTGGTCATCGAGCCAAGACGCCGGTTTCATCCCGTTCGGCCTCCAGACCTACGGCAACGAAGACTGTTCCGCGCTGGGCCTCTACCGGTCGAACCTTGTGGCCTTCAACTCGCTCGGCTACCAGATGTGGCAGGTCGACCCGGACCCGAACAATATCGCGATTCTCGACGCCGAGCCCGTCGGCTGCGGCTACCCGAAAACGGTCCAACCGGTGAACAACGATCTCGTGTTCCTGAGCCCGGGCGGCGTCCGCAACATCGGCACGGCCGGCGCGTCGGGTAACTTGCAAGCGGGTCAGTTCGGTAAAAACGTCGATCCGATCGTGAAGGCGCTCATCAAGCAGCTCGCCGCGAACGGCTACGAGCCGCGCTCGCTGTTCAACCCAGGCACCGGCCAATACTGGCTGCTCGTCGGCCCCACGGCGATCGTGCTCACCATCAACGGCTCGAAAGCCATGAGCTGGAGCCGATACGTTTTCCCAGACACGATCACGGACTACACGGTCATGGACGGCGTTCTATACCTGCGCGCCAGCGATCTCGTGTGGGAACTGAGCGAAGACGCGCTCTACGATGACGTGCAGCAGACTACCGCGCAGGGCGGCACCAGCACCGGGTTCCGCGGCTACATGGCATGGAATTACATTGACGGCGGGTCGATCGGCATCGACAAGCAGATGGAAGGCTTTGACTTGGTGGTCGGCAACATCGAGGACGACGGCCAGATAATCGACAACAATGTGGTTTGCGCCGTATCGTTCGGCTACAACCAAGCGAATCCTGAAATGGCCACGGCGCCGTTCTCCGTGACGGGGGACTCCGTTCCGGGTACCATAATCCCCATGCCAATGACAGCTCCGAGCATCCAACCCCGCCTCGATTTCGGCACCGGCCAGAACTGGGGATGGGGCGTGCTGAACCTCTACATGACAATGACGGGGCGACCATGATCGCCTGCCGGTCGCTCAATCTCGGAGCCCTGCTTCAAGTCTGTTGCCACTTGCGCGACGACGAGTGGGATCAGTGGAGGAAACTCGGCGGTCACGATCACGTGGATCAGATATAAATTGGGGCCTGAATATCCCCGGCCCGAAGTGGGCGGCTGTCGAAGGTGAAAAAACGTTCATTGTTGGCGGATTCGCGCCGCAGCGCGCCGGCGTCTACACGACGTGGTTTCTGGCCTCGAAAGAGGCGTGGGCCACGCAAGCCAAGCGCGTTACAGAAATCGCCATTGAGCGAAAAAACCTCATGTTCTCCGACGGTAGCACTCACCGCTTGGAAACGGTATGCTTGGCTTCCCGCAAGCTGGCACACCGTTGGTATAAAACAATCGGGCTGGCACACGAAGCAACCCTGAAAGGGTATTGCATTGACGGCAGCGATGCCATGGTGTTCGCCGATGTGCGGGGTAAGCCTTAAATGTGCATGAGTTCAGGCAGTAGCGCTGCCACACAAGCCGCTCAGCAGGCATCGACCCAGCAAGCGAACATCGAGCAGAACACTGCGGCGATCAACGGTGCGTTCGCGAATCGGCAGCAACAGTACGGCTCGTACCTCAGCGCCTTGAACTCGTCGTACCAGACCCAGTTGAACCAACAGCAGGCGAACTCCTCGCGGCAACTCAAGTTCGCGATGGCTCGAGGCGGCTTGACCGGCTCATCGGTTTCTGCCGATCAAGGAGCGGAACTGCAACGCGAGATGGGGCAAGGGCAACTCACGGCGGAGGAACAGGCACAGGCGAAGCTCGCCGGCCTCGAATCCAGCGACGTGGCCGAAAAGCAGCAGATGCTATCTCTGGCCCAGTCCGGCTCGAACATCGGCGACGCGGCGCAGCAGACGGCCACGGCGCTCCAAGCGAACCTGTCGAACGCGCAGAGCGCGCTGGCCCCCAACTCGCTCGGAAACGTATTCGGCAACCTCACGAACACGATCACTGGAATGAACACCGCTGCGGCGTCGCGGCTCGGCCTCAAACAGGCGCAGGCTTACACCGGCGCATTCTCTAACTCAACTTCCACTAATTCGGGATTCGCGGGGTCAGGCTAAATGTGCAACGGTAATGCTGGCGTAGACGCGGGTGGCGCAGAAGTCGCGGCAGGTGCAGCCCTCACTGCAACCGGCTACGGCTCGGCTATCGGCATTCCGCTCATGCTCAGCGGCGCCGGGTCGGCGACAAACGCCTACGCGCAGAATCAGCAGCTCAAGGCGCAGAACAACGCCGCGGCCGAAGGAATCATCAAACAGGGCCAGATCCAGCAGCAGGGCGGAAATGACGTCGGCGCGGCCACGAAATCCGTCGCGCAGTCGAACGCCAAGATTCAGGCCGCCCAAGCTTCCCAGTTGGCTTCCTACCGCACCGCGCTTCAGCAGGGCAGCGGCTTGAGCCAGTCGGCCGATACGAACGTGGCGGGCACCAGCAAGGCATTCAAGGAGCAGGAAGGCACTGCCGGCGCATCGGCGTCGAATTACGTCAACGCTCTGGCGAACAGCGCCGCGACGACGGAAGGCACACAGCTTGAGCGCGTCGGCGAGAATGAGACCCTGGCCAACACGGCGGGCCAGTTGGGCGCACTGTCGAATCAATCGAACGAGCAGAACTACCTCACGAAACTGAAGGTCCAAGCGACGCAAGCCAATCCCTGGTTGACCGGGCTCGGCACCCTTCTCGAAGCGGGCGGCGCGGTCGCCGGCGCGGCGGGCGGCGGCGGGGCAGCGACGGATGCCAGCAGCGCGGAAGACGCGGCAGAAGCCGCTACCACGGGCGGCTCAGTCGCCGCAGACGCCGCGCCGGGCGGTTCAATCGCCCTGAGCAACGCGCTGACTGGATTGACAGGTGAGGCGACGCAGGGCGCTCAGGCAGCGTCCACAGCGGCCGGGCTTGGCTCAATCACCCCGACTTGGCTGTCGAGCACGCTCAACGGCTTGCAGAAGTTCGGTAGCACACAGAACGCACTGGCGCGGCGAAGTCAGGTAACATCTCCGTACATCAATGGCGGGCAACAGTAATGGCAAACGACGGTGGCGGCCTCTCAGATGCCGCGATTATCAACGAAACGCGCCCCCGGCAGGCGCCGAGTTCCGGCTGGGCGACGCTCGGTAGTGCTCTCGCGGGCGGCGGCCAGGTCGCCGCTCAGGACGCTTACGACCAAGGGTTGCGTCTCGGCGCGTCCACAGTAGACGCATTGGCACAGGCTCGAGACCGTATCCAGAAGACGCAGGGTGCTTCTGCCGCCGCCGCCGCGTTGCGAAACCCGCAAGTTCAAGGTGTGCTTGGCCTCAAGCCGGAAGAGGCAGAGTACGGCGCCAGCCTGACCGAAGCGGGCGCGCAGCCCGAGCAGGTTACGGGCGTTCTGAAGGGTTTCCAGCAGCAGCGGCTTGGCGCGGTGTTGGCCGACCCGAATGCCGATCCCGCGCAACGCCACGCAGCCCTCTTCGCGTTGCACCCCGAAGCGGCAACGATGCACGCCGAAGGGGCGAACGGCACGTACATCGATCCGCTCGCGTCGAACGTCAACTACAACGCGCCGCCGAGCGCCACGAATACGCCGGTCACGGTCGGCGATCAGCAGACCGCACTGAACAATTCCGAGATCCAGCTTCGCAAGCAGCAGGGTCAAGCGGCGATCCAAAACGCCAATGCGCACCAAGATTCGGTCGACAACAAGCAGCCGGCCGCATCGAAGCTGCAAACTGGGTATAAGTGGGATGTCGACACGGACCCTAATTCTCAGACTTTCGGCAGTGTGAAGACTGGCCCGGACGGCACGCCGATTCAAATCCCGAACGCCAACGCGGGCGGTGAAGGGGCGGTGCAGCAACGCTACACGAACCGCATGGTCAGCGCGGCGAGCGGCTTGGCCAAGGAAACGGGCAACTTGTCGCGCATCGGCCTGACCGCGAGCACCGGCGCTCAAATCGGCGCCGGGCACCCCAACTCGCTTTTGGGAGCCGTAAAGGACAATCTTGGGAAGTCCCTTTCAACGGACGATTCGCAGAATTACGCCGCGTCGATGGCAAACGTCGATCGGCAACTGGGCATGCTCGAAACCGCGGGCGGCGTCCCTCCGGGCACATACGTCACTCAGCTCCGCGACGCCACGACCAACGTGCCGGGCAGCTCGACGAACGCGCGACTCTACCATGCAGCCATCATCCGGCAGATCGTCGAACAGGCAGCCGAGCAGGTTCAGGCAGGCGCCGCTGGCCCGACGCAGAAGCAAGCCATTTTCGACGCCGCATCGAAGATTCAAAGCAACGTGCCCTTCACACCGAGCGAAGTAATCGACTTCGGCCGTGAGGGCAAGCCGGGCCAGACCTTCGAGCAATACTTGGCGACGAAGCAGGGGCGCGATAAGCCGGAGCAGTTTGGCACTCCGCGCAATGCGCCGGCCCCGGCCGCCACGCCGTCCAGCGCGCCTCCGCCGGGCTTTAAGGTGCTGAACTAATGCCATGGCAGCCCGCGGAAAGCGGCACCATTGCACAGGACGACAGCGGCGCGTACCAAGTGAAGGTGGGCGACACGTGGGTTCCCGCGCCGAAAGGTTCTGTCGCCAAAAACGACGAGGGTAAGTTCCAGTTCAATTCCGATGCGCTCGCCCCGCCGAAGCCCGCGCCAACTCCCGCACCCCCACCGCCGGCGGCCCCGGAAGCAACGCCGGCATTGACCCAGATTGGCCATATGGGAATGGATGCAGCGGGCACCGTCGCCCGCGGAGTCGGCGCGCTCGGTGACGTGGTACACAACGCCTACGGCGCGCTGACCGACGGCGACGTGCGCCCTTACGATGCACCCAACAGCTTAGGAAACCGGTTCGCCGCACCGTTCCAGCATGCCCCGGACGTGCAAGGGCCAATCCAGCAGGCCACCAGCGCCGCCGCGACGATGCTGAATCCGGCCGGGGCTGCCCTGCACGCACTACCCTACGCGGCTCAGCAAGCTGGCCAAGCGGTAGAGAATTCCGGCCCGTTAGGGCAGACCGTCATGCAAGATGTCGTTCCGCCGGTGCGCGACATGGCCAGCGCGGCGGCCACCGTCGAGGGGGCGCGCTCCGCCGCCAGCATGGTCGGCAAAGGGTTGGACATCGGAATCAATAAACTCTCGTCGCCCGGGGACGCGGGCCAAGCCACGATTGATAGCAACCCGAAGATAGCGCAAGCGCGGCAAGCTGGGTTCAAGCTGACGGGCAATGACGTGCGCAACGCCGTGAACGCACCGGACAGCGACATCCCAGGATTGACCCGTCAGAACATGGCGGACGACTCCGCAACGGACACCATTCAGCGGAACAACCGGGCTCTGGCTACCCAGTCGATGGCTCAGGACGTGAAGCTTGGCAACACTCGAGCCATTCAGGACGATCAGGTCCAGGCCCGCATGAAGCAGGAGGGCAAAGTCTACGATCAAGTTGGCGCGGCGATCGGCGAGGGGCGCGCCCCGACAACCGAGTTGATGAGCGACCTCGACCGGGCGTCAAATCCCGGCGCCAGCCCGGCGAGCCGCGCCGAAGTGCAACAGCAGGTCGACTTCTACCGGGACCACTTCAAAGATGGCTTCAGCGGCCAAGACGCCGTATCGACCACGCGCCAGCTTCGCGCCGACGCCTATAAGCAGATGGCCAGCGAAGACCCAGATACGCAGGCGCTTGGCAAGACGAACCTCAACATCGCGAACGCGATCGAAAACGAGATGATGCGCCAATTGCCGGTGCAGTATCAGAGCCTCAAAGATGCGTTCCCCGCGGCGCGGCAGCAGCTCGCCAAACTGCACGAGATCAGCGAAGTGTCGGAGGGCGGCCAAGTCAACGCCCAGAAAGTGCTTCAGATCAAGCGCGCTGGAGCGCCACTGACCGGCGCATCGGCCGACGTGGCGAACGCCGCGGACGTTGCCCCTGAGTCAATGGCGCAGGCTGTCGGCCCTGACGCGGTAGAGGTTCCGATTGGCCATTACGGCGTCCTGCGCGCGGTCAAACAAATCGGCGGGAAGGTGATCCGAACGCTGCCCGGCATGGACCCGACAACCGAAGCGTTCCAGACTTCAAACTATGGGCCAACCGGCAAACCGCCGGTCGCGACTCCAGAGCCGCCCGCACCGCCCCGGTATGAGATGCCGGCCCCGCCGGGCACCGCCGGGCGCAATCCGCCAGTGCAGCCAGACTTGCCGCTCGGGCCGCCGCGCGAACACTTGGAGCTCACCCAGCCGGAAGGAACTGCGCCGCAACTGTCGCGCCCGGTCGGACAGCGGGAGCTCGACTTACCCCCTCCCGGCCGGCCGAAACTGGATCTGACGCAGCCAGAAGGGCCGCCAGCCTATGAGCCGGAGCAGCGTGGAATGCACCTACCGGAAGGAACGCCGCCCCAAGGCGTGCCGGAGAACTTGGCTGTCGGGCAAGGGAAGGCCGGGAAAAAGATGTCGGCCGCCGAGCGCAAAGCCTACGATGAAGGGGTTGCCGCGGCGCTGAGGCGACAGAAGTGACAGTCAATAAAGTTCGCCTGAAGGTCAAGGGATCGGTAGGCAAGTCAGTCAATCTTCGCAACGACAACACGATCGGCGCCGTCATTGGGTCCACGCTTATGCTCCCGGATGGCTCAGTGCCGACGCTGGCGCAGCTCGCTTCGGCGCTGCACGACGCCAATACGAATCAACCGGGAAACATCACAGTCAACACCGGCACGACAATCACGCAATGGCCAACCATTGGAGGCGTTCCCGCGGCGATCACGAATCCGCGCCCCATGCTCCAAGCGGAAGACCCAGACGACCCGATCGTGATTCCAGGGCCTCCGGGCAAGAACGGCATCATTGGCGTGAACGGCCAGCCAGGGCCGGCGGTGTTTTTGGAGGCTGAACCGCCCGACGACCCGATCTTGGTCCCCGGCCCGCGTGGTCCGCAGGGGGTACCTGGCAGTGGATCTATCACTTTGACTGATGGTACAACCACCGTTGCATCAGTTTCGCAAATAACAGTGTCCGGCGGAACCGTAGGAGGCACGTCGCCAAATGCCACTTTAGCGGTTACCGGGGGTGGAGGGGTTTCGGTATACGGAATCCTCACAACCGTTCCGCAAACCGGTTGGACGCTCGACAACAACGCAGGGGTTGTCACTGCGGCATATGATGCAACCGGAGCGTTGCTGCTGAACGTGGCATCTACCATCAGCAATCAGTCTTTTTATCGGCGCACCTGCCCTGGTGGAAATTTCGACGTGCAGATGCTCGCTTCGGTCGAAGGGCAAACCTCCGTTTCGCTTGGGGTACGCGATTCATCGACGGGAAATATCGAGGCTTATGGTGGATTCGGGTCTGGCACGCAGGGCGCTGCCCTGTGTCTCAACCTAACGAGCACCGCGGGCACAACTTTCACGGGTTGGAGCTATTCAAGCAACCCTGCTGGGCCATCCAGTGGCACTGGGAATACGCCATACCCCCAACCTGCCACATGGTTCCGCCTTACGCGAGTAGGCACCACCTACACTCTGTACTACTCACTCAGCGGCGCATACTGGAATCCACTTTTCTCAATTACTAACACTTTCGCTGCGACCCCTGACCAGATTGGAATATTCATAGGAAATAACCCGGCTGGACTGATTCGCGTCTTGTCGTGGGCCGGGGCGTGATATAGACTTAGTAGGAAGGAGACCTTATGCAAAATCGAGCCCTACGCGTTGGCCCAGTCGCGATGTCCGCGACATTGACCACAAACATCCTGAATTCGGGAATCACATCCCTTTCCGGGCCGGTCGGCTACGTGCAGACTCAACCGTACATCATCCTGACCCACATCCGAATCACCAACAAGACGGGCGCTGCGGTCAACGCCTCGACTTGGATCGGTGCGACCGGCGCCAATGCGGCCGGCACTGAGTTTGCTTTCACGGCCACCCCTGTGGCCGCCAACAGCTACGTCGAATGGTTTGGCCGTGTCCGCCTCGAGTCAACCGATTTTCTCGTCGGTGGCGCCAGTGCCGGCACGTCGCTCACGTTCGAAGCTGAAGGCGAGATCGGACTTACATGATGGCTCTTTTTGCGGCGGTCGCAAAATTCATGTCTGGCGATGCGGTGAAAGGTGTTCTGCTGTCCGCGACGTTCGCCATCCTTGGCTTCGTCTGCAAACAGGCTGTCAGCGAGTTTCGCGTCGACAGTACCCTCGAGTGGCACGGTAAGGCGATTACGGAACTTCAGTCTGGCCAGCAAGCCACTCATCAGAAGCTTGAGGACTTAGCAGTAACGTCGGCCCGGATTGATGGGAAGTTGGATGTGCTTTCACAAAAGATTGACGACGACCGCTGGGAGCGTCAGAACTACCAGCAACGGCACTTGCACGCTGACTCGAAGTAGATTCAATCGCCACTTGTAGCGCCGCCAGCGCGCGCCACGCCGCCTTCGCCAAATGATACGTCCCATCTGAATCCATCACGTTTCCCGCCGCGTGGTCTAGCATATGCCGCATCACCTTGTTGGCGTGATCCGTCGACACATCGCGGTTGAAGTGCAGTTTGTCTCCCAGCGCATGTTGCTTGTTGCCGAGCACTGAGACCTTGGCGATCTCGGCCCAGACATCAGGAAAATAGGCGATACAGCCATCCCAGACAGGGAGTGCGTTCCGCGCGTCGCGATCAGTCGGTAAACTCATTTCCATTCTCTCCAAGGTATGAACGTTTCAGAACCGGGCCAGAACCCCCACGCGTTGGTGCGGGTACCCGTGATGACAAAAGTATAGAACGGCTTTCCTGCGCCGATCACGATGTGGCGGAACTTCGCCGACCGGTAGTGGAAGCGAAAAGCCTTCACGGTGCGGCGGATCTTCACCGCGTTTTCCACGACGATCTCTTCGTAGCTGCGCAGCGGGAACGTGACGAACCACCACGGGTGGTCATGCGGCGCGCGATCGTCGTCGCCTTGCCAGAACTTATGCAGGCGCAGCGTGCCGCCACCCACATAGATAATCCAGCGCTCAAGGTACTTCTCGGTGTCACCGATCAGTGAATGCTCGAGTCCAAACCAAGCTTTGCCAGGGGTGAAGCGTCCCCAGCGGTGGGTGTACCCTAACATTGGAACCTCATACGTTTGGAATGAAGATGCCGCGGGCGATCTCGCCCAGATTTTTGTGATAGGTCATGGAGGAAGCTTGCCGCTTAGACAGCCATCCGCCCCGAGAGGCGTAAGCGTCTGGAGCCGAGAGAGTTGGGTGCTGAATGAACTTGATTCCCGGATGTTCTTTCTCTTCGGAATGATGCCGGTGCCCGCCATGGATGTAACGATGCTCTGTAACACCCCATAGCTCAGGGAACTTTGCGGCGAAGAGGAGTGGCTGCCCGCCTGGTTTTTGCAAATGTCCGTGATGGAATCCGAGAAACGTTTTTCCATGGCGGTAAGCAACGTACGGATTTGGGGACTGTTCGACAGTGACTCGAGGGTTTCCAGCGTAGAGCTGGGCAAACATAACTCGTAGCCAAACCGAACCTGCTGGATCGTGATTTCCTTCATGCATGTACACCTGTACCGTTTTATGTTTCGCCAGCGCCATTTCGATGATTCGTCGCAAAATTCTGACCGCAACCTCGACCACTTTTTGGTACCGAGAGTCGGCGTCGAGCACGTGTCGGTGGGCCGGCGTCTCCGGCGTCAGTGAATCGAAGTGGAGAAAGTCTCCGAGCTGATTGACTATTCCGACCTCGGCTTCGGGCGCTGCCGCTATCATACGGCCGAAAATATCCGTCAAGCACGCTTCCGCTATCTTCAGATCCCACGGCTCCCCCGTCTCCCGCTGCCATGCCAACATGCCGACATGGCAGTCCGTCAACGTGTAGAGATTCAGCAAGTCCACGTTGACAGCACTGAGAAGCTTGATCGGCTTGATCGGTTTCAGTTCCGCACACAGCGCACGAAAAGCGGCCTCCTGTAATTCCCGTAGGCGCTCGAGCGCCGCGTCCGTTTTGATCCATTGGATTTTTACCTCGCCGTTGGCTCCGTAGAGCGTGGACGTACCTTTGAGTTTATAGCCTTCCGGGGCCGCGGCCTTGTCGCCAGCTATGAGTGCTTGGTTCTGAGGCTGAAAGTTCCGCCGCTGCGCTTCCTGGAGACGCGCAGCGAAAGTTGAACGGGAGATCCCCAGAGTTCGCGAGGCGGCCCCTTGGCTACCGTGCGCGACTAGCAAATCGACAGTCTGTTGGCAAACCTCGTCAGTTAGTTTCGTGAACGGCAATGGTTTTATTTCCCTGTGAGTGAATCGCGCTCAGTCATACATTCTCGCAGCGAGTCTACGGTGCTGCGGAGGCTTGAGGCAAGCTCTGAAGAAACGACTTCCAGTCTTGTAATGCGTTCGTCGAGGTCTGTATAGACTGCTGCTGGGACTGCCGCGTTTGGCTTTCCACCGGCGGCACTTGGAAGCACTTTGTGGGAACTGCGATAGGCGTCGTACTCGCGCAAGCGCTCAGCGTCAGAGGCAGACTGAGCAAGATCATTCGCATGCTGTTTTTCATAGGTTTCCTTGAGGGCTGTAAGTTCGTTGGCGTGCTGGGCGGTCGGAGCGGCGACCTTCGCGTCGGCCGCCGCTTCTGCTTTGTCACTGGTCTCTTTGATCTGCTGGAGTTTCCGAGCCTCCCCCACGTCGATCAAATGGTGATACTCGTATACTCCACCAGAAATGAGCAGGGCAATGATCGCCCCAAGAACGTAGTCGCGAACCGAAAGCATTGCTAAAAGTGCTGGCATTTAGTTCCCTCTGTAAGCGTTGACGACTCCCTCAGCGTTGTGCCCGGTAAGCACAACCGCGAGGGCATAAACCCAATTCTCTCCGTTGATCTTACCGAAAACCAAGAGCGCCGTCGCAATTGTCAGAGAAATCACTGAGAGTATGAACCGGCGCTTAGGTAGCCTGCGATTCTTGCGACTCGCTTCAAACCGACCTCCGCAATCCACCTGGGTGAATGCAAGAGGTTGGCTTCCGCCTGCGCCCAATTCTGCGCCTGGATTGCCGAGCGCGTCTGGGGGAATTCCGTGATCCAATTGTGTGCTCCAAGATTGAACACGCACTCAATGACCGCGTTCTGGCGGCACAGCGTGTCGAGTGAATTCCATTCGGGCAGTATCATCGCGTCGTGAATGTGGATCTGAATGTCCGCGTCGAGCATGGCGTCGGCGGTTTCCTGCGTGATCTCGTGGCCGGTCCAGTCGATGCTTTGGTCAAGCAAATGGCCCCAGCCGATCGTCCAGTATCCATCCGTGTCCCTGTACGCAACGAGTCGACAACCTTCACCCTGCCGGATGTCATGCAAGAGATGAGGTTCGGTCACGCGAATCTCAGCGAAGCCAAGGCTCCGACGTAACCTATAAGCACGCCCGTCAGAAACGCCAAGAGGAGGAACATCAGTAGTCGGCGGAATTGCCAGGAGCCGAGGACACGCCCGAATCAAGGGCGTCGAGCGCGGAACGCTCGTTCTTGTTCACGGTGGTTCCGGGGCTCTGGCCGTGGCGGATCAATCCTTTGATACCCTCGATAATGCTCTGCTCGTGGCCCGCGCTCGACTCGGTGTCGCCGTCTTTTGCAGGCGTTGCCTTTGACGCAGCCGGCGTAGCAAACGCGCTCCGCGTCGGAGCAGAGACTTGTTTGGTGCCGTCAGGATTGGTAGTTGGATCAGCCATAGTAGCCTCACTTTAGAGTAGATCGTCCGCGTCGTCAACAGGCGTCAGCCCGTCGAGCATGTGTTTCTGAATCGCCGCCGGTTTGGCGCGCTTCCATTTGTGATGGTTCCGAACCGAGTACAGGGAGCGCGAAAAGTCCATCTTCCTCAGCGGGAGGGCACCGGCGCGCATCAGCAGGTTCCGCGCTTGGCCCAACGTCACACCCTTCCCCACAAGCAGGTTCTGTGTGATATCCAAGGGCTGCACGACATCCTTATCGAACGGCGGGATCTGGTTGTCAATTGCGGTGAACACGGCGTCTTCCCAAGCGGACCGTCCTTGCTCCCTAACGCGAACTTTGGCCTTCGTGTTGGGCGGGGACTCGGCAGGGTTGAAGCCCGTCAGATCGACGTTATGTTTGAAATACCAGTGCAGCCAGCCTTGCGCTCGAGGGTCGCGAACGTGGTCGTCCCCGAACAACGGATTCAACGCGGCTTTTTCCTGCGTGGTCAGCGCGACGCCAAGCATCTCCCCTACCAGCCAGCGCCGGTCATTCGTGCCCTCTTCCATGTAGAGGCAATCTTCGTGGTTCGACGCCGCGGTGAGCTGGAGATAGTTCTTGATCTCGAAAGCGTCGACACCCTTTTTCTCGATCGGGATCGTGTCGTCGGTGATCCATGGCTTGAGCTTGTTTGCGATTGCTTTGGAGTCAACCTTGCCGGTGTCCGCGTGCATTTCGGTAATGCACACCCACCAAGTCGAATCGAACCGCGCGCCGGCGAATCGCTCGCGCAGCACTGTGTGGACCATGGGCTTGACGTACTGACGCCCATAGAGGAGCGAGGGCAGCGTTTCCATGAGGGTCGTCTTGCCGGTGCCCTGCTCCGCGGAGTACAGCAGCGGCGCCCACTTCACCTTGATCCCCGGATTCTGCAAGCAGAAAGCGTAGAGACGAATGAGCCACGTCGAGAACTGGCCGCCAGAGGGATTGTCGTCGTCGTCGAGCACCCGCCGTAGGAGCCAATCCAGGGGCGCTATTTGCGACTCAGTTGGCTTGATGACCGTGACAGGAATCGGCTTGTACGCGTTCAGGTACGTGTGCCCGTCGTCGCTGACGTAGTTCTCTTGGCCGCCCGGCCGGAAAGCCATGCGGTGAACGCGTCGCCGCCAACGCGCGTTTCGCATGACCTCACTCGGATCGGGTTTGGCGATGGTCCTGCCTTTCGGGATCATCGGTAAGTACGGTCCGAAAATGTCGCCTAGTTGGTCACGCCCGATCTCCACGCCAGCCAGTCCGGCTGACTCTCTGATCTCTTTAACTGGATGTCCGGGCAGCAGGAAATACGGCTCGCCGCCGCCTGTTTGCAGAACAACCCAGTTCTGCATTAGTTCTCGAAGCTCCCGCTCGCCAGCACCTTCGGCGTTTATCAGATCCCCCGGCGTCGAGTCGGCCAACGACGAGGGTGCCGGACTCGCAAACTCTTTGGGGACGACCGGGAACTCGGTCACGTCGGCCGGCATGGTGCGCACGTCCGCTGCCAGCGTAGCCAGTTGTCGGCCCTCAAGTCGGAAGCCTTTCCAGATCGGGTACATTGTCTGGCGGGCTTCGTCGTCCCACTTGGGCGACTTGGAACTCCAGCGCTGCCAGATTTCAAATCCCTCGGCCGACCCTCGGAACTCGGCGTGCAGCTTCATTCCGACGACAACCCAGTCGGTGCGGCACATTCCCGGATCTTGCGTATCCAACCATGCCTGGATCTTCGCCGGAGCCGCGCCGCTGGGCACGGCCACCGTGGGGGGTGCCACAGTGGTGGGTGCGCGCAGCTCGTCCCATATCGCCTCTAATGCGGTCGGAAGGGGCGGCAGGATGCGCCAATCGCCCATCAGGCCAAAGCGCCACTCATAGGGCTGGCCGCGACCTGGATGAATGCTCTCGGGGAGAACGTCTTGCTGGCTGTTCCCGCCGGCGGTCGCGCAGCGGAAGTCGAGCGACAGCTTCTTTACCGGCTTGCCGTTCTTGTCAAATCCGGGATATTCGGCACACGCTACGCCAGGTCGAGGGGAAACCGCGTAGAGAAGTTTAGCGGAATCGACCCTCCCTGACACAATTTGCACGGCGTCGTCGGCAGCGAGCAGCGCGTCCAAATCGACTCCGCGATTCTCAAGCCACGCTCTGGCAACGGGGTAGTTATCGATATCCAGTGCCATGGTGCCAGAATAGGCGTGTAGGAGGCCAACGCCGTATCCAGCAGGGAAACCATCGGGTGTTCTGATTTCATGCCCAACCTCGTTCCAGTGCGGTTCTCTAGGCCCTTTGCTGCCGGGCGAAATGCGGCAAATTTTCCAACCGTGCGCTAAGTATTCGGCTGCCCACTCTTGGATTGACTTCAATTGAGCACCAGATATTTCCGAGCTTTGTTGAGGTAGATCGACGAGTGCTGGAGTAGCCCAATAGCCGTGTTGCATCGGCTGCACAGCAACCCGCGAACCTTGCCGGTATCGTGATCATGATCGACGCACAGACGCCGCTTCCCGGCGCGATCCGCGGACTCGCATATGGCGCACAGCCCCTTCTGCGCAACGAACATCGCATCGTACTGAGCTGGCGTAATGCCGTAGTTTCGCTGAAGGCCGCGCGCATGTTCGTAAGCCGCGCGAGTTCCTTTACGCCGAGCTTCGTGCCGCTCAAACCGCGCTTTCCCTTTCGCGGTCTGGTTGAATGCTTTCTGGATGCGCGCCGCCGTTGCGCGACCTTTCGGGCTCTGGCGGTAGCGCTTGGCGCAAGCCTTGCGCGCTTCAGGATCTTTATACGGCATCTAGGTACGCTTCGATGAACGTCATGCCATCGCCATCGCGCGGGCTGCCATCAACGCTTCTTGCTCGGTTGCGCGCCCGTCGAGTCTGGACTGAACCTGCTCGTCGATAGTCCCATCGGCTGTAATATCGTAGACCAACACTGCTCTTTCGTAGCCAGACTGAAACTGGCGGGCCGGGCCGATTCGCTCAAGCACTTGTAACCGAAGTTCCAAATCCCATGTGTTCGTGAAGAATGCAACGGCGCGGCCTCCGTGTTGTAGGTTCAGGCCGTGGCCGGCCGATTGCGGGTGGACGAGGAGCATAGGCAATTTGCCGCTATTCCACAAGTCTTCTTCTTTCTTCCCCTTGTAGACCTTCGCTTCAGGGAACTCTTTCAGGATGCGCTCGATGTCGAATTTGAAGTGGTAGACCACTAGGAGGTTTTCCCCGAGTTCGTCGTAAAGCGAGCGCAGCATCTCGATCTTGGCATCATGGACCCAGTGTGCTAGGCCGCTTTCAGTATCGTAGACCGACCCAGACGCCATCTGAATCAGCTTGCCGGATTTTGCCATGGCAGCCCATGCGACGATTTGCCCGGTGGCGAGGTCCGCAAACATCTTCTTTGCCATCGTTTTATAATGCACCATCGCATCCGGCGGGAGCGTGACGCGCTTCTGAAA